AGAAGCGGGATTTGTTCATTGGAACGCACCGAATACAGGAGCAACTAATTCGAGCGGATTCACGATGTTACCCGGTGGCGGATCGGTCGGAGGGGCGTATGCAAATATGGGCGATCTTGGTTGGTTATGGACATCAACAGTGGGAGGGTTCGCTACTCAAGCATGGGCAAGACAATTATCCAGAGTAAATGCTTGGTTTGTTGGAGCAAATAATTATCCCAAAACAAGATTCTATTCAGTAAGGTTAATAAAAGACTAATGATAGAAATACTACAAATATCGACAAATATTTATTATCTTTAAGAATATGAGAATCAGTGGAATATATAAAATACAATCAAGAATAAAGCCGGAAAGGTGTTATATAGGTAGTGCAATATATATTCATCATAGATGGACTGACCATTTACGTGATTTAAAAAAGGGGACGCACCATTCTAAGAAACTCCAAAACCATTATAATAAATATGGAGAATCAGATTTGCAATTTTCTATACTACTTGGATGTCCTAAAGAAGATTTAATAAAGACAGAACAATATTTTATTGATTCATATAATCCATATTTTAATATTTGCAAAATTGCAGGGAGTATGTTAGGCTATAAATTTTCTAAAGAAGCCTGCAAAAGGAACAGTGAAACACATAAAGGATTAAAGCGAACGGATGAAGTAAAAAAGAAAATGAGTGAATCAATGAAGGGTAAAAAGAAAACTCCTCGTGATCCAAAATATGCCAAGAAAATAGGTGATTTAAATAGAGGGAAAAAAGTCAGCAAAGAAACCAGACTCAAAATGAGCAAGTCTCATATAGGTAAAAATACATGGCAAAAAGGGAGGAGACTTTCAGAAGAGACAAAGAAAAAAATAAGTGAATCTCATATGGGACATAAAGACAGGAAACTTAAACAACTTAGAGAATCATGTCAGAATTAGCAGAGATATTAAAAATTGCACTAATCGCTTTTATGTTCTCTGCAATCAGTCAGGGAGAAAAGACTATCCTTCACTGGTACGATAGCCTGATTATCAAATTGCCTTGGTGGCTATATATGCCACTCGGAGGATGCTATCGCTGTTTTGTAGGGCAGGCATGCTTATGGTATTTTATAATTACCAAGCCATTCAATATTGTTGAATTAGGGTTCTTTATCTCAGCAGGTATTCTATCTTCAATGATTTATAATAAAATTTACTGTTATTTAAAATGATATATTACGTTTCACCGACAGGAAATGATGCAGGAGCAGGGACGATTGGCGATCCTTGGTTAACTTGGGCGAAGGCATTTAATAGCGGTGTAGTTATTCCCGGAGATACGGTATATTTTCGTGGAGGTAATTATCTACTATCTGTTACTGATGGGACGGGTATCGGTTCAATAGATGATGGCACGTTAGGGAATTTAATTTACTATTGGGCATATCCGGGGGAGACACCTGTTCTTGATTGTAGTTCCGTTGTGTCTAATGATGGAAGGACACCCCCTCATGTTTATGCTATTAATGCAAATGCATCATATTGTCATTTTAAAGGACTTACTATAAAGGATTTATCGGAACAAGATACGCCTGTTGATTATAATTATGGTGATGATGTGATAACGTGGAAGAATGGGGGTAGCTATACCACGTTTGAAAATTGTATTGTACATGGTATTGGAGGCAAAGGATATTATAACACAGGCGATTCAGTAACTTATAGAAATTGTGATGCTTACAATTGCATAGGCAATCTAGCACCAAGATTTGGTGCTGCGGGCGAACGTGGAACTGGATTCTATACAAATAATAATAATGATAGTTTAAATACACATTACTTTGGATGCCGGGCATGGAATAATTCTGATCAGGGATGGGCGCATTACGATACTGGCTATGTTGAAATAGATACCTGTTGGTCTTTTAATAATGGTTCTTTAGGGGCAAGTGGTAGCGGTTTTAAATTAGGTTACACTCCATTAGGCGGCTCTGAACCAACTGTAAGAAGATTATTAAAAAATTCAATAGCTGCGTGTAACAGATATGTTGGTGTTAACATGAATGATAGTGGAAAAGAGGCCCAGTGGGTAAATGTATATAATAATTTTTCGTATCACAACGGTCATTACCCTGCGAAACCAGCTTGGGGATGGGGATTTGCTCTTTGGGAAACTACTTCTTCAGAGGCAGAACAGAAAGAAAGATTTTTTAAAAACAATATAGCTTATGATAATGCTATTGCTGACGTATTAATAGGGATCGGGACTGTACATTATACACATGAATATAATTCATGGGATATACCTGTTATTTTATCAGATAGTGATTTCCTCTCCCTCGATTGTACGGAACTTGAAAGGCCACGTAAATCAGATGGCTCACTGCCTGATATAGATTTTGGGAAGCCTGTAGAAAGTTCTCCGGCAGTTGGAGCAGGGATAGATTTAGGACTTCTTTTGGACGGAGCAGGGTTATTATGGAGATTAATTCCGGCTATTGGAGCATTTGAATATTACGCTACTGCTCCTCCTTATCCTCCAGCTCCAACACCGACAGAGGGATTAAGGATAGGAGCAATAAAAATAAATATATCAAGATGTGCCGTAGGAGTCTATCTCAGATGGTATTTTAATGGTTGGCATTACTTTAACTTCACGAACGGATATGAGATTATAATGAGAACCGAGAGCATGGGCACTCAGGTTACTCGTTTTTTCTCTGTGATATCTAAGGTAGAAAGACCGACACGACTAAAGGCAGAATATCTTTATAAGATAACAGTCGAGGGAATAGCACCTCAGAACATAGGAGGCTTTACAGGTCTGATAATGGCAGAGAAGGTTGAGCAGTACGAGGATAGCGTATGGCGGGAGGTCGAGGTTTCCAGAGGATCGCACACAATAAGAAGCGCAGGAGAGCAGGGATTTGAGATTAACTTCGAGGTATATCGTAAGGAGTTACCAGAAAGTTCAGCAGTATTTCTAAAGTCTCTGGAGCTATATCTAGGAGATACGCTATGCGATATGGATGATAGTGAGATAGTACCTATTAACAAACAGACGAATGATATAGCAGAGATGCAGGATAGGCAGTCTGATTTCACAGCTCAGTTCAGGATAAGAAAGACGAGAGCCATGAGAGCCTTATTTGAACTATCCGGGGAGGTTGGAGCGAGTACCGATTTTCCATTCATAGAGCATGAATGTAAATTGATACAGGATCATATCGAGATAATAACAGGAGGGTTATTGATATTAAAAAAAGGTAGCGATCAGTATTATAATGCTACGATCCTGTCAGGCAATAAGAATTTCTTTAAGACGATTGAATTACTTAAGCTGAACGATCTTACTCTGGCCGGAGCAGATCACACATGGGATGTAGCTACTATGGCAGGGACTCACGCTGCTAATCTGGATTATGTCTATCCTCTATTAGAGCCTTCCGATGATGGCGGCATAACACCTATCTCTGACGATGGCGATAGAGTAGATATGTATGGAGGTTGGATATGGCCATTTATTAATGTTAAGACTATCTGGGATGAGATATTTTCTGATGCCGGATATATATGTGAGGGTGATATCTTAACGAATGAGACATTTACAAAGCTGCATATCCCTATCTCAAGCAGATCAGTGACGAAGGGTTACGCTGATCGGTGGCTTTACTCTATGTGGTGGGATGGGGCTTTTACCCCTGATAATGGAGATGTATTAGGACTTGATGAATTTTTAGGTACGGTATTAGTTAATGGAACTTACGTATTCCATCGAGGCTTTTATATCACTCAGTTCGATGCTGATTATAAGATATTCGTTTCGGCAATATCCGGATTTACTGCCTTTGATCCTTTTGCCGTACTCACTGTATATTTAGATGGCGCACCGCAAGATGTCATGCTAATCACATCATCTGGGTTGGCCGTCCAGAATTACGAATATACAGTAACAGCTACTGCCGGACAGACAATAGCGATAGTAACTAATCAAGCATATTACAGGTTTTGGAGTTTGAGAATAGTTGAAATAGTTAACCCATTAATCGGGTATAGCTCAACGGTTGAAGCTCGTAATCATATCCCGGCCATGAGCCAGACGGATTTCATTAAGACAATCTGTAATATGTTTGGCCTTATCCCTGATGTTACACCCCGGGATCGTAAGATAAGATTTTGGAATTATCTGGAGCTATACGAAAATATATTTAAAGCAAGAGACTGGTCAGCCTATCTATCCGAGAGGGACGATGAGACAGAATTTAAGTACGGGGATTATGCCCGGGACAACTACTTACGTTATAGGGAGTCTGAGGACGTTATTAACGACACAGGGACAGGCTCGATGCAGATAGATGATACTACCCTCCCGGCAGAAAGGGATGTCGTAGAACTGCCCCTATCAACGGCAGACGAGGTAATAA